AATGTATAAGCATCTGTTCCACCACTTGAAGGTAAAGTTATTGCACTTGCTGTCCCAGATAAAGAAATTTCTTCTCTTATGATTTGAGTATTGTTATCAAAATTTACTCCTGCTTTGTAATTAGCACCTTGTAAATCTGCACCTTCCTCTAAGTTATCATTTATAAAGAATATTTCTTCTCCTGCTTCATAAGTTGCCCCTGCTGTTGTTCCAAGTTGTGCTCTTGTTACTGTTAAAGTATCTCCTGATATTGCTGTAACTTGTACAACTTCATCTCCTATTGCTGCTAGGCATCCAGCAGTAAATATTGAAGCATCTTCAACAGTAAATGATGTTGCTGCAGCTGTTGCTACTTTTGCTTTTATAGCTGTTTGTGTTCCTTCTGATGAGTAGTCAACCCAAGAAATTTTAGCTTGTGTTGTTGGTGTAACATTTCCTAAATTAATTAAATTAAGATATAAAGGTGCTTTGTTTGCATTTGTATATGCCAAAGCTGGTGTTAAATCTTCCTTTTTTCCTACAATTCTTTCTATTGTTATGATATCTGCCATTGTTTATTCCTCCTATTTTTTTTCTAATTCTTCTTTTTTACTTATTAAAACCAATATTTTTGCCCTATTTTGTTGTGACGGCTTTTTCTTTAATTCTTCAATTTCTTGATTTATTTTTTCAAGTTCAGTGGCAGGAGTTGTTTTTGGTAGTCCTGGTGGAGTTGTTTGCCCTCCTGACACTCCTGGATTAAATAAATCTTTATATGTTTCTTGAAGTTTTGTAAGTTGTTCATCTAAACCTTCAATTTTATCATCTTTAAAGTTAATTTTTGAAAAGTCTATTTTTGACATTAATAAATCCCCATACTTAACTCCAGATAAAATTTTCCCTACTGCTAATTTTTTGATATTTTCTACTGTTCCACCTAAAACTAAACCTTGTTTTAAAGTGTCGTCATTAACATCTATACCTAACTTTTCTTTTAAATAGCCTTTCACCATTTCCTCAGATAATTTAGATTTTAATTCTTTGTTTCCTTCTACAAATGCTTTTACTTCATCTTCAGTAAGTGGAGTTTTTACTTCTTTTGTTTCAACCTTAGTTTCAACTTTACTAAAACCATTCTTACTTAAAAAGTCCTTATTTTCTTCTTTTTTTAAATAGTCAATTACTTCTTGTTCATTTTCAATCATTCTTTATTTCCTCCTTGTTTTACTGGTTCAGCCCAACATCTACATCCAAACTCTTGTCCTGGTAAAATATCATCATCAACTCCAAAAATTTTTCCATCTTTTTCAACATGTTCCATTCTTACATAGTTATCTTCCATAGTTCTCCAAATATATTTTTCTATGCCATTTTCAAGCCATAAATCTTGAAGTTGATTAGCATATAAGTTACCAGCTTCATTTCTTGCCCATAGTTCATTTCTTCTATTAGCCCATTTTTGTAGCTTGTCAATATCACTAGACCCTAAACTTTTTTTGCTTTTTAACTGATCAATTAATGCTTTCATTTCTTTGTTTGGTGCATAATTAGCATTCAATTGACTTATAAGTTTATTAATATCAGTATTTGAAATGTTGCCATTTCTTAATTTTTCAAATCTAAAATTAATAGTACTATCAAAAGTTTTTAATAAATTTTGTATTTCTTTTTCTCTTGTTTTACCTAACTGATCCTTAAAAGTTTCTTTCATATTTTGTACTCTTAAATAGTTCTCTCTAATCCAATATTTTGCACCTTTTAAATCAGTCTGCTTTAATTCATCATCAGTTAAAGTTCTCCAATTCTTAAAAACTTCTTTATTTGTTGCAATAGCAACATTTTTTAAATCTTCAATGATTTTCTTTTTTTCTTTATTATCAAACTCAACATCTGAAAAATCTTCTTCTGTTGATTTTTTCATTTTCTTTAAAATTATCTTTGAATTAAGATTGAATACCCTTCGTAAAGTATTCTCAGCACTATGTGGAAAAAGGCTTTTTTTCTTACTCATTTAAACCTAACTCCTCTATCAATTCATCAGCTTGTTTTTTTATAAGACCTGCAACTCTTTCTTCTGTATCCAACTGTGACAATGTTTGTAATGCTTCTATTAATTTAGTTTTATATGCTAAATCACTTTTTAATCTTGTCATTTCTTCATCAATATCAACATCACCAATATTTACATATTTAATTGCACTTTCTATGCTTAAAATTCCTGATGTTATTCCTTGCACTGCTATTATTATTTTTTCTCCAACTCCAAGACTTAAAATATCCTTACCACTTATCGTTATATCTAATTCACTATTATGAATTATTGAATATCCCCATTTAACTATTTTTTCAAATCCTGAAAATACTCTATCCCTCTTAGTTATAACAGTTGATATAATTCTTTCTAAATCTCTTCTTTTCGCTTCCCCTGATGCAGCCGTTCCATTTTTATTAAGCCCAAATGCCTGTTCATTTGTTCCAGTTGCTATATATATCTGCTCAACAATTCCGGTTCTATGTGTCTTCCATTCTTCTGTTTTAGTTTTTAGCTCAACCTGTTTAAGATCCTTGTCTTCTGGATCTACTATTATGACTCTATCATTTATTTTTACAGTTAAATTTCCCTCTTCATCATATTCCAAAGCCCCCTCTGGAACTTGAAGTAGAGGATTTGCAACTTTATCAAATGCCTGACTTGTTAAAGTATCTCCAACTACAAGTTCCCTATTTAAGATAACTAAATCTTCAACATAATCACTTCTTTTGAATAGATTATGAATTTCTACAACTTGCCAGCCTTTATATACTTTTTTCCAGCCTTTACCATCTTTTGTTGCTCCATATTGAGTTAAGTCAACTTCATAGTCTATTTCCTCAAAATTTTGACCTCCTATTTTGTACATTCTATATTCTGTACAACCTTCACTATATATTTCAGCTTTTAAAGTTCTTTTCTCTTCAGTAAAAATTACATATTTATCTATAATTTCTTCACTTAAAATACTAGGTACTGTGAAATACTGATGAGGTGCAACTATATCTAAATACAGACTATTGTCAACTATGAAACCTTTTAATAAAAGTTTTCCACCATAGCTTTGAATTGCTACTGCTTCTGATGTTTTATCTTGTAAATCAATTTTTTCTA